GAGAATTCTCTGCAGAACACGCCAAGAGAGTTGTCGATGATCGTGAGCCAGGTGAAGTTTTCATCTCAGGGGATTATTCCGCTGCGACGAATAACATTTATCTGGGCGCCGTGACTTCGATCATTTCGGTCTTGGCCAAGTGTCCGTACCTTACTGATGAGGAGCGGGAGGTGATGGTTGGGTCTTTTGCCCCAGAGAACCTCCATTGGATTTCGAAGAGTGGGACTTGTCACCCGATTCTCCGAGGTTCAATGATGGGAAATCTCTTGTCGTTCCCGGTGCTTTGTCTTTTGAACAAAGCATGTTACGACATTGTTTCCTCTCTGAGACGGAAGCGTACTGGAGTGAAGAGGTACCGTACGTGTCTGATAAATGGTGACGATATCGCCTTTGCCGGCGATTCGTGTACCTACGAAGACTGGGTTCTCGTTACTTCACACTACGGGCTGGTCGTGAATCGGGAGAAGACCGGGATGTCAGACTCTTACATAGAGCTTAACTCCCGTTCTTTCTCAGTTGCGCGGAACAGGCTTCTTCGGAAGCCTGTCCTGTCTGCACTACAGCCACTCAACTCGGATACTTCCTGCCTTCTGAGCCGTCTTTTCGAAGGCTTGCGGACCCTCTCGCCAGGTTCCCTCCGGTGGATGATTGTCATGCTTAGGCATGATATCATTCGGCGTGGGGTTACCCTGTCGTCTGTTCCGCGGCGGCTTCGTACGGTTCTCCTCAAAGAGAGGTGGTTCCGCCTTGCCTTAGTGGCAACTCCGGTTATTGTGGAGACCGGGGTGCTCCGTTGTTGGCCCAGCGTCACCCGTGACGTTGGTCCGGCTGAAGAGTACCGTGGTTTTTACGATAGTAGGTGTAGAGATCTTCTTGCGTACGGGGTCCTCTTGGCACGCGGTAAGAAGGTTGCTCCCTTTGAGAAGAGGCTCGCCAGGGTGCCTTTAGTGGCACCTCCCCACCCTGCGGGTAGATTGTTTTTTGAGTCTACCTGGGAGTGGAACTGGCCTGAGCCCCTGTGGCGTTGGTGGGAAGACGAGGGTCTCCCCATTGTCAAGCTCAAAGGTCGATGGCTCACAGATCATCAACACCTATCTGTCGGGGTTAGCCTTCGGAGGCTTCCCAACCTCTACCCTCCACCTCCGTGTCTGCTGTGGGATGCGGTCCGCCCGGATGGGGTGAATTGGATCTAGTGCAGTCCAGCGAAGTAAGAGGGAGACGGTAC